CGCTGCTGGATTTTCTCCTGCTCGAGCACCTCCGGCTGCGGGGTAGCAGCAGAGAAGGCAGCACGCAATACCTGCGCCTCGGTCTTCTCGGCGCGCTCAATTTTCGCGTCGAGCGCCTCGATTTCATTGTGCAGGTTGTCGACGGCCGTCTCTTCGGTTTCGTTGAAAGACCGCTGCATCAGCTCGGCCGATTCGGTCAAGCTCTTCAGCTGGTTCAGCTTGGAGGCGCGCAGCGCCTTCATGTCGTTGAGGTTCATGTATGGAAGTGTAAAGGGTTTCTGGTCAAAGGTAGTATTTGCCGAGATATTGGTATTCCGGCTTTGGTTTTCCTCGAGGTCGTCATCCGGGCTGTCGTCCGGCATGTCGTTGGGCATGTCGTTGGGTATGTCTTCGGAGACCTCCTCGGTGTAGTCGTCAATCATCGCCTTGATGTCGTCGAGTGATTCGATGATATCGTCGAGCAGGTCGTCGGTCTTCTCGTCGCGCTCCTGCACCTCCGTCGGCAGGAAGTTGATGCCGCGCGCCGCCATACGTGCGGCAACGGTAGTGGTGGGTGAGGCCGGGTACGTCACCGGGCTGACGTCGTACAGCTGGCCTACGCGGGTGATGGTACGCATGCTGCGGTCTTTGCTCCACTCGTCTTCATCAATGGTAAACGCAAAACTCGACTGTGTGATGTCGCCGCGCTTGATGAGCTTGTACAGGTCGCGCCCTTCGCTCGTGTCGGCGAGCATAGCACGGTAGTGGAGGCCGCGCTCGTCAATGGTCAGCTCGAGGGTGCCATTGGTCGTGCGCGCCAGCGGGACGCCAGCGTGGTTGATGAGCAGCCGGACGTCGTCCTCGGTGCGCCCGTTGAAGGCGCCGGGAGCTACGCGCTCCTGGAAGTAGCCAAGGTCGTAGCTGTCTCCGAACACCGAAGCGTAGCCGCTGATAATCATGTCCTCTGAAGCACGTACCTCCATGGTACGCACCTCCACGTTGGGGCCGTAGATGTTCCGCAGCTCTTGCTCGCGGTCGTTGTTGTTCTCTTGCATCTCTTCGACTTTTTTGGTCGCCCACGTTAGGCCCGCGTCGCCACCCCACAGCAGGTAGCTGATAGTGCCGCAGGCCTCCGTGTCGTCCGGGTTGTAGTATGTCCTGGCGCGGGACAGGAAGCTGTACATGCGGACCGTCCGCTCGTGACTGATGGTCTCGCGGTTGGAAAGTATGCGGGCCGTCTCTTTCCCCACCGGCGTGGCGCAGCGTCCGTTCACGGCGTCGTTGAGTTCGATGCCGCGCCGTGCGTTGTCCGTCACTGCCTGTGGGTAGTCGTTATACGGCATCGCTGCTGATTTTCGTGCTGTAGTCCGACATGCTGCTCAAGTCGAGCTGGTTCACCTGCACGAGATGGATGTCGCCCTTGGCGCCGATGGTGTTGTAGTCCTCCATCGTGCGCACCTCGTTGATGGTGAACACGCCGTCGGTCAGCATTTGGTGGTAGTAGTCGCTGCGCGCTTTCGTGTCGCCGCGCAGCAGGTCTTGCATGTTGAACTTGGCAAAGTAGTCCTCCCGCTCAAACTCGGGGATGAGCTTGAGGTTGACCTCCTGCTCGATGCGCGTGGCCCACGGCACGACGGTATGTCGTGCGAAGTTGCGGCCCTGCTCTTCGGTATTGCTGAAGGTCGTCTGCGTGGCAACTCCTACGATATACGGCGGGACGCCCATGATCGTGCAAATGGTCTCGTCGCTGTAGCGCCGGGTCTGTAGGAACTGCGCCTGCTCGGGAGGCAGTGAGATTTGCTGGTACTTGAATCCGAACGGCAGCACCTTGACGCCGATGCCGCCGGTCTGCCACGACCGCCGCACCGCGTCCATCTGTTCGTTCTTGATGGGGTTGTCGGTCGACAGGATGCCGAGCATGGAGCCATCGGAGCCAAAGAAGTCGGCGCCGTAGTTCTCGGCCGCCTTGGCGATGCCGATATTCTCCTGGTGCAGCTCGATAGGTGACTTTCCGTTGAGGCAGCTGACGGCCAGCACGTCCTCGTAGCGCAGGTCGCCCAGCTCCGCGTGACGCACGAACAGCATGCCGTTCATGTTCATCAGCGTGCAGTCGTTGGTGTGCAGGATGTGCAAGTCGGTCGGCCGTCCGTCAAAGGTGTTGCGCTTGATATGCGCGAAGGCGCGGCCGTACACCATGGCCATCGCGGTGATGCTCTCCCAAAACTCGTAAGGCGTCTGATAGTCGTTCGGCCGTACCGCGCACAGCTGGTGGGCAGGGTGGTTGTATGCCAAGCGGCGGCCGGTGTCGATACGCTCGAGCACGTTGAGGTTCATGTAGCCCAGCGTCTGCGAGATAGCACGGACGCAAGCGTACACGGTGGCGACCGTCATGGCGTTCTCTTTCCCTACCATAGCGCCCGAGCGGGTGCGCATGGTGTAGGCCGTAGAGTTCCAGAACTCGTTGCTGCCGGTGTAGCCAACGCGGGCACGCCGCTGGAAGAGGGATAGGATTCTCTCGAACATTGCGCCGAAGGTACGCTATACGCAAAATTCCCTACAGCGTGACCACCTCGTAGATGACGTCGTCGTCGTCGCTGTTGAGCTTGCAGCCGAAGGCCATGATGGAAGCTACCACCCCGTCGACCATCTGCCCATATTTGGTGCGCCCTTTGGTGACCTTGATGTTGTCGGCGGCGTCGCGATCCAGCTTTACGCAGCCCATCTGCCAGCGCAGGCAGGCGTTGCCGCCGTGTATGACTGTGCCCTTGACTACCTCCATCTCGAACATCTTGGTGGGCATGCTGATGTCGAGGAAGCCCTGGCCCATGGGCTGCATGTCGATGCCCGCGTCGATTAGCTCGGGCACGATGTACGTGGAGAAGCGGCGGTCGTATGCGACGGCGGTGATGTTGTAGGTCTCCGCCGCGCGGATGATGTGGTCGCGAACGGTGCGGAAGTCGGTCACGTTCCCGGGTGTGATGGACAGGTCGCCGTCGCGCTGGAAGCGGAGGTAGTCCACGCCTTCGCTCTTGCGCATCTTGGTGCGTTCCTCGTTGACGAACTGGTGCACTTTGAGGTAGTGCACCTGCACCACCTCGTCCCAAAAGAGCAGGGCGAAGGCGGTGAGGTCGCGGGTGGATGCCAGGTCGAGGCCACCCCAGCACGGCAGCTTTTTGAGGTAGTTGTCGTCCGGCAGGGGCCGCGCTCCGCGCATGAACTCGTGGTCCGTGATCCAGGCGACGTCGCTGCCAGTCCATATGTTGAGGTGCAGGCGCAGGAACGTGTTGAGCACCGCCGGGTTGGCCTTGCACTTGGCGACCTCCTGCTCGAAGTATTCCTTCCGGCATATGGAGCCATAGCCGGGATTGGCCTTCTTCCACGTCGCCTCCTGCGTCCAGTCGTCCTCCTTGGCCGCGCGGTACAGCACCGGCAGGAAAGTCGGGTCGTCCACCTCGCCGTTGAGGACGCGCTCGGCGTAGTCGTGCACCTCGTAGCAGATGGAGTTGGTGTCGTAGCCTGCCGTTGTGAGCATGAGGATGAGCGGCTGCTGGCGTGCTGCCACCGACGTGGTGAGGACGTCGTACAGCTCGCGGTCCTTCTGCGTATGCAACTCATCGAAAAGGACGGCCGAACAGTTGAAACCGTGCTTCGTCCGGGCCTCCGCGCTGATGGATTTGTAGAAGGAGTTTTTGTAGTAGATGGCGTGCTGCAGCGTCTTGCAGCGAGAGGCGAGCGACTTATTCTGCCCGACCATGGCGGCGGCGATGTCGAAGACGATGCGCGCCTGATTGCGGTCGCCGGCCGCGCTGATGATTTCGGCCCCGGCCTCCTGCTCCGCCACCAGTAGGTAGAGGGCGATGGCTGCGGTGAGGTTCGACTTACCGTTCTTCCGCGGGATTTCGATATAGCAGGTGCGGTACTTGCGCCGGCCGTCGGCTCTCTTCCACCCGAACAGCGGACGGATGATGTCATCCTTCTGCCAGTCCTCGAGCAGGAACGGCCCCTGGTGGCCCTTCACGTGGGAGCAGAACTGCTCGATGAAGTTGACCACCCGGTCGGCCGCCTCGGCGTCGTACCAGTAGCCGGGGTCAGCCGAGGAACTTGTCGAGCTCATCCTCTTCCATCTCCTGGTTCATGCTGCCTTCTAACGACCGCACGATGGAGGTCTTCCGCTGACGGTTGTCGCGCAGCTGCTGCCACTCCGGCCGGCTCCTCATGTACTGGTCGCCGCTCTTGCCGGTCACGGTGTAGGTGGTGCCGTACTTGCTGATGAACGACTGGAGCATCTCCTCCTCCACCTCCACGCAGGCCAGCGTGTAGATGAGCGAGCGGATGCCTGGCGTGATGATGCCGCGGCGCTGGTAGTCAGCGCACAACTGGTCGAATCGCTCGCGGATGTCGGGGTGCATTTCCATAGTTTTTTTTCTTGATGTTTTCTATTTGTCCCAAAAGGTTGTCAATACCATTGACGTACAATCAAC